AGTACGTGAAACCTTTACTAGTGGGCAAGTTTTAACAGCAGCCGAGTGCACAAATTTGGCTATAGCCATGATCGCGTTAAACGCGCAAACAGGCACAAGTTATACAACCGTTTTAGGTGACGATGGCAAGTTAATTACCGCGGATAATGCGGCAGCAATCACGGTAACTATTCCACCAAACGGAACCGTTGCATATGGTATTGGTACGCAAATAAACATTATGCAACTTGGTGCGGGTCAGGTAACGATTACCCCGGGCGCGGCAGTCACAATTAGATCAGCGGGCAGCAAACTTAAAACAAGCGCGCAATATGCAGTAGCAACCGTTGTAAAAATTGCGTCGGATACTTGGGTAGCCGTCGGTAACTTGTCGGCATAAGCCATGCAAATTTTGGCTGGCGTTGGTGCCTCAAACCCCGTAAGCGCTATTGACATTTTGGTAGTCGGCGGTGGTGGTGGTGGCGGTAATGGTTCAGGCGGTGGCGGCGGCGCCGGTGGTTATCGCACTAACTCATCTTTAAGCGTTACACCCGGCACAACATATACGGTTACCGTTGGTGGTGGTGGTGCAGTACAAACGAACGGCAGCGACAGCACGTTTAGTACAATTACGTCTACTGGCGGTGGTAACGGCGGCAATAACTCAACATCTACAAACGCTGGTAACGGTGGTTCGGGCGGTGGTGCTGCATATACGACGCTTTTCGGTTCAGGTAACACGCCAAGCACGTCACCATCACAAGGTAATAACGGTGGTGCTGGAACTTTAGGTAGTCCGTTTTCGGGTGGTGGTGGTGGCGGTGCTAGCGCGGTAGGCGCTGGTGGTGGCGCTAATGGTGGAACTGGTGGCGCGGGTACGGCCTCGAGTATTACTGGTAGTTCAGTTACGCGCGCTGGTGGTGGTGGCGGTGGTTCATTTTCAGGCGGTGCCGGAACAGGCGGCGCAGGCGGCGGCGGAAACGCACAAGTTGCAGGAACAGCAAATACAGGTGGTGGTGGCGGTGGTTCAATGGCAAACGGAAGTACTGGCGCAGCTGGCGGTAAAGGCGTAATTATTTTGCGTTATTCAGACGCTTTTGATGCAGCGACTACAACAGGTTCGCCAACTATAACGGTTAGCGGTGGTTATCGTATTTACCAATTTAACGACACGGGAAGCATTAAATTTTAATGGCTTACTTTGCAGAAATTGACGCAACTAACACGGTGCTGCAGGTAATTGCGGTAAATAACATTGACGTAGATAACTTGCCATTTCCCGAAAGCGAGCCAGTAGGTCAAGCATTTATAGCGTCTTTAGAGATACCTGGCTTATGGTTGCAAACCTCATATAACGGCCGATTTCGCGCCCTGTACGCGGGCATTGGTTATTTTTACGATGCAACCCTTGGCGAGTATGGCGAGTTTGTAGACCCTAACCCGATGCCACCAAACCCACCAGACCCAACGTGAAATGGCGTTATATGATCGGGTACCTAGTTTTAATCGCTGTCGTATTGTGGGGTTGTAGTGGTTGCACAGTTTCTAAAACGAATATCGAGTACCAATGTTTTACTAAGGCCGCCTGTGATTAAGACACCCGAGCAACAGCACGCAGGGCTAATAGTTTTCGTTGGCCGACTAATGGCTATCTGTTTTTCGTTTACCGTTATGGCGTTTATTTACGGCATCCTGTTTGTAGATCAGCCAACCGAGCAAGCACCAACCGACGCGCAACTAATTGACCTGCTATCCACGTTGCTAGTTTTTCTTACTGGCACACTTAGCGGGCTGGTTGCGTCTAACGGCCTAAAGAGTAAGCCCGGTTCGAGTGCATCCACCGATTAAGAAACTGGTTTTACCTGCAAACTTGGCACACGTTAAGCCGGGTGAACTACCCGCCAGCCTGCTAATAGACCTAAAGCCGTTTGGCAAACTGCACCCATTAGCCGCCAACGCATATAACGCGGTCAGAGCTGCAGCGTTCGCCGCTGGCATAAAACAATTTAAGCCAACTAGCGCGGGTGATACTTACCGCAGTATTTCATTACAGCGCCAAGGGTTTTTACAGCGCTACCAACTGGAACCAATAGCGGGCGTTAAACCTCGAGTGTATGAAAACAAAAACTATTACCTAAAGCCCGGCAATGCGCCAATGGCGGTGCCAGGAACCTCACGCCATAACCTTGGGCTGGCCGTAGATTTTGCCAATATGTCAGGCGAAACATTTACCTTTATGTGCGACGTAGGGCCATCGTTTGGATGGTCATTAGAGGTAATGCCAGCCGAGCCATGGCATTGGTTTTACTGGCCCGGTGACAAAGTACCGCCAGCGGTAACCCAATACCTACAAGGAATTGCGCCAGCATCCCCCACCTCGTAACACGCGCCTACTACCGTTTTGCTACCGACGAAAAGAGGTTTACCGCGCATGACTGAACTACAAACCTTTACCTATGAAGCCTTTGTAGGCAAACTAGAAAACGGGCGCGAAGTATTAGTACAGATTTTTAGAAACCCGAACACGCTCGAAGTACTACACGGACAAATAGCGTTTAAGACCATCGCCAACGGCACATGGCAAACGCCCTACACAATCGAGAAACTATGACCATCGCAATTAAAGCCGCGTTTACCGCGCTATTCACCCTTACAGCTGCCGGCATTGCATACCTGTTGCCTATGTCTACTGACCCGGCATTAAACCGCCCCGTAAGTCCTACAACCGTTTACGTGGCAACCCCACTAACTACAACCACGTTGCCCCCGTATGTGGGTACGTGTGAACAGGTAGCCGCGCTTGCTATTGCCGAGGGTTTACCTCAAGATCAGTTAGACACTGCGTTACGGGTAGCCGAGCGTGAGAGCAACTGCACCGAGGATGCGTTTAACGGTACCGACATTAAAGGCGGTAGCCGTGGGGTTTACCAAATTAACGGGGCGTGGTGCGTACCAAATGAATACTGGCCCATTGGCTGGTTGCAGGCTAAAGGCATCGTAGAAACGTGCGACGATCTATTTAACCCAACCGTAAACACTCAAGCCATGATCGCAATATGGCGTAACAGCGGTTGGCTACCATGGAAAACAGCAAACTAAATGCACGAACAGCCCTACCCCGACAATTCACTAAGTGAGGAAACCCGACGCATGTTAGACCCAACAGCAAACGCAATGGCAAAACACCAAATGGCCGTATTTGATCTCATAGATGAAATATGCAGGCCCGCACATATTCCCTACAAACCTAGGCACGCAGACCTAATAGCCCGGCTAAAACTGTTAGCAACCGATCTAGACCTAAGCGGTGATGAGGCAGGCTGGCAGGCCATTAGCGAGGCTGTAGAGGCGTTAGGCGGCTGAAATGACGCTAATTACGCTTACACCTAAACAGGTATTAAATGCGCGCGACGTGGCCTACAAAAAGGCTATGGAGTGTGAAGCGGGCAAAATGAAAAACCGTTACAACGTGCCGGTAGCCAGTACGAGTTATGACCGACACTTAAAAGGGTGTTACGGGGAACAGGCCGTAGCTGCTTACCTTGGCGTCGAGTGGGGTTTTACCGCCTATGACCCTAAGGCTAATGACGTGGCAGGTTACGAGGTGCGCGCCACATACCATGCCAACGGGCGTTTGCTCACACACGCCGAGGATAAAAACGGGCTATACATTTTGGCAATTATTGACCGTGACACCTACACCGTAAACCTTGCCGGCTGGTCAAACCTTAAGCGCTGCAACACCGCTGGCCGTTGGGCTACTGACCTACCGCTGCCGTGTTACGCCATGCCACAAGCCGAGTTATGGCCTATGGAAATGTTGCCCGCAACCGCGCTATACGCATCTGCTATAAATAACTAACTAACCCGACTAACTGTAAAGGCACCCGACATGGCGTTTAACATTGACAATTACGTAGACGTACCAACCCGCTTAAGTGAAGCGTTAAAGCGTTACCCCGATTTACGCATACAAGAAACCGCAGCCGAGGTAGTAACGATGCCTGATGGCTCGACGTTTTACCGTTGCACTATTACCGTTTGGCGCGACGCCAGCGATCTAATCCCAAGCATTGCTACAGCTGCCGAGCCTTACCCCGGCAAAACGCCGTACACCAAAAACAGTGAATTTATGGTGGGTATGACTAGCGCGTTAGGCCGTGCGCTTGGCTATATGGGTTTTGGCATAAATAAAAGCATTGCCAGCCGTAACGAAATTGAAGCACGCCAAGACCCCGGCAAACCTGATGCACAAATAGCACCTATAAGGCGTGAAACATCTAGCGCGCATCCTAAACAGGCCAGCCAAAAACAGGTTTACTTTATTAAGTCATTGGCTAAAGGCGCGGGGTTTGATGAAGCCGCGCTGCACGATTACATTGCAGCCACATTGGATAGCGACGCGGTGACGCTCGAGACATTGAACCCCGAGCAGGCTACGCGGGTTATTGACGCGTTAAAGAATTTGCCAAGTAGCAAGGCTGACTAATGGTTTATGCAGCGTTCAACATAATTGGCGTTTGTATGGGTGTTTGGCTAACCGTTTTAGTGATGATGAGGCAGGGCAAATGAACGTAGAACAACAAGTATTACTACTTACCCGCATAGTGCGCCTCATTGAGGAAATGCAAACCGCGCAAGTGGATTACTTAGGCAAAGACAAAGTAGTGCAGCATTTGCGTTGGGCTACCGGGCATTTGTCTGATGACATTTGGGCGCGCATAGTTGCAAAGGATTACGGCACCAATGGCGATGCTTGAAGCACAGTTTAAGAATACGGTTATAGACATTGCTACCCGGTATGGCTGGATGGTTCACCATGACTTACCAGCAATGAACAGGCGCGGCAAATGGGCTACACACATACAAGGCGATAGCGGTTTCCCTGACCTTGTGCTACTCAATAGCAAGGGTGTGCTAGTTTTCGCAGAACTTAAAACAGACGTGGGCGTAGTACGCAAAACACAAGAGCGATGGCTCGAGCGTTTAGACCTTGCCGGCGTAATAGTTCAAGTATGGCGGCCTAATCAGTTGCCAGTCATAATCAGATTTCTAGCAAGCGCGTAAGGAACGCTG